AGCGTCCCTCCGACCCGGTACGGGTTGATGACGAGAAAACCCCAGGTCAGCGAGAAAAACCGCAGGTAGTTGAAGCTGCAACTATATAATGTCACACTATGACATCATGTGACCTACACCACATCGTGTTACGGAACCCGCTGTGGAACACCCACTTAACTTATGAAGGACAAAAATCTCACTCATCGTTCGATTTTCGCCTTCACGAAGCCCCTCAAGGGCTTCGACGGTTGGTTGACTAATTTTGATATAATTTTGGGGGTCCCAAAGACCCCCATAGGGTACAACCTCTCTAAAACCGTTCGGTTGTACCCGATAGACCCATCAGGAAGATGGGGCTGACAGTAGGACTACCTACGTTGGTTCCCAAAACCTGAACCAAGGCCCTAAGGGGCCTGACAGTCTATCAACTCCAACAAGGACCACCGGAGGTGGGACTATGGGTTGGGAAACCTCAACTAGACAACTCCCTCCGAACTGGTCCGCTCTGAGGCGGACCATCCTGGCAAGGGATGGAAATACATGTCAACTCCGATATAGAGGTTGCACCGTGAGGGCAACCGACGTGGATCATATAATTCCAGGAGATGACCATAATCTCAACAACCTCCAAGGAGCTTGCAGCTCCTGCCATAGTATCAAATCCTCCAGAGAAGGAGTGTTTGAACGTATCCGAAGGAAGAGGTTGACCAAGAGACCTTCAGAACACCATCCGGGCCTCAGGAAGGCCCGTAACTAGACTCCCAGGAGGAGTAATGACGTACTTCATGTTCCATGAAGCACTCCGAGAGATCACCTGTGGTGATTCTCGTGGCTAAGATCACCGGTCCAGTACCGAAGCGCAGCGAAGATCGGATTCGTCGGAATGCCGATGTCATTCCGATCGAGAAGCTTGCAGCCGCAGGACTGGTTATCGCTCCGGAACTTGCTCTGGACGACCCACACCCAATGGTTGTGGACTTTTACTACTCCTTGAAGGAGTCGGCTCAGGCTCGCTATTACGAGCCTTCGGATTGGCAGTATGCCAGGTACGTCATGTACCACATCAACAAGCTACTCCGACAAAAGAACCCGAGCAGCGTTATGTTCGCTGCTATCAACACCGCTCTTTCCAACCTCCTGATTACCGAAGGCGACCGACGTCGCGTTCGTATCGAGGTCGAACGAGAAGGCAAGGAAGCAGATATCACGGATATCGCTACCTACTTCCGAGAGCGCGCACAGAAGTCCGCGTAATCATGAGAAGCTCCCCAACCAGTTGAGTGGTGTTTACTCTCCTTTCCACCGACTCCTGGTTGGGGCTTCCACTAAAGGAGAGACATGAACGACCCAATCAAGGGGATTGACGTATCGTCCCTTCAGGGGACGATCAATTGGCAAACCCTGAAGAACACAACCGATATCAAGTTTGGTATCACCCGAGTCACCCGAGGACTGGCAGAGGTTGACACTGCCGCGCAAGCAAATTATGCGGGCATGTACCAGAATGCCATTCTTCCGGGAACCTATCACCGAGCGTTTGTCGATCAGGGTTCACCTGAGAAGCAGGCTCTCCATTTCGCCACCAACTTCATGAGAGTCACCTACCGTGGTGACATGATGCTTCCTCCTGCTCTGGATTACGAAGACCAGAAGCCAGGCAAGGAGTTCTGCCAGAGATTCATCGCAGCCTTCCGGGGCTACACAGGCATCGAAGAGATGCTGATCTACACCTCCGGATCATTTGTCGACACCTGGCTTGGTGGTGAGTCGTGGATGGACGACAAGACACACTTGTGGATCGCGGATTACGGCACCTTCACAGGCGCTACTCCAGGATTCCCAAAGTACAAGACCGACAGGGTATACATCCACCAGTACACAGCTTCCCTGAAGCTGGGACCCAATGGGGTCCCTGGTAACTCGGCTGGAAACACCGACGGCGATGTGTCAACCAAAGACCTACATGAGATTGCGATTCGACGTTGAGCGATGTTCAGATTCTTGTCAACGAACTAAGAGCACGGGGTGTCGTTGTCCACGAGTGGGATGGCTGGTACGGCCGTGGTAACGAAGACACTCCTCAGATCGATATTCGTGGTGCGATCATCCACCACACGGGTTCCAACTACGGATCGGCCTACGAGGGTCTGGTCTACAGCAAGCAGGACTGGGCCTACGGCAACGCGCTGTGCAACTTCAGCGGCAACGCAGACGGCTCGGTGACTGTCATCGCCTCTGGGCTTACCTGGCACGCAGGAGGCGGCTACGGGCCGTCTCAGGGCCCTCTAAGCCCCTACGCAGGCAACCGGAACTACTACACCGTAGGCCTGGAGATCGTGTACCCAGGCAACAAGCCCATGACCGATGCGCAGTACGCCACCTCCAAGAAGTTCGCTCGAACCGTGGCCGATCTGTTCGCAGATGGCAACCTCGAATACGTTCGAGGTCATGGTGAGGTGAATGGTCGTGGGTACGACGGGAAGTGGGACCCAGGTTGGGCTCCCGGCCAGATGATCGATATGAACGTTTTCCGGGCGCAGGCTGCTGCGATCCCGGATGTTGAACCTCCGCTGCCTGAACCCCCTGTCGAAGAAGAGAAGGAATCCATGTTCCAGTCTGTTTTTGTTCCTGCCACGCTTCCTGATGTCCTGAACGAGTCCATCACGACCCTGCCATGGCAGGGTGGGAATGGTGGAGTAACCGAGGTCTATGTGAACCTCACTGCGGGTTCCGGGGGTGCCAAGCTCGGGGTTGCCCAGTGGCTTGTCGCCGAGCTGGAAAACGGTGTGTGGAAGCGTAAGCCTGTGGATATCGTCCCCAAGGGCACGGTCATTACCGGTTTTGCTGACATGGGTGGCCATCAGGCCCCTGCGGGCACGTATGCCGTATTCCTCCAGTACACGGCGACTGCGGGTGCTTCTCTGCTCATCGAGGCCGTGTAAGCCATGGAAGCCAGGCTTTTCGACCCCCTGAGTCCGCCTGAGTGGCTAGACCCACTCTGGTGGGTCGATCAGCCCCATGTGAACCACATCGACAACCGTGTACACCAGGCGCGTTTGAAGTCGGCAGCGCAAACAGCGTGCGACTACGCGTGGTTGGTGGGTACGACAAGGATCTGCGACTTGGGCTCGTGTGATGGCGGTCTGCTAGATCTCCTTCAGTACCCATACCGTGAAGATTCGTTTGGATACGACGTCATTGAGGTCAGCATCAAGTACGGGCGTGAAGTTCGTGGGGTGGATTTGAGGTACGGCAACGTAACCGAGGATGCTACCCTGGAGCTTGCTCCTGTGGTTGTGTGTACCGAAATGCTGGAACACCTGGAAGACCCGCACGGGTTCCTGCGGAACCTGAAGGACCGAGAAGTCCAGTATGCAGTCTTCTCGTCTCCGCATTCGGAGACAGCCCAGTACCATGAGTGGAACCACGCGTGGGCTTGGGATCGAGAAGGATACTCCAAGATGATCGAGTCATCGGGGTGGGAGATCGTGTCCCATATCGATGTCGAGTGGTCCCAACAGATTGTGGCCAAGAACGTATGACCGACTTACGACCAACCACCTGCATGAAGTGCGGTGGCAAGGGTGGAAACCACGAAGAGTGGTGCGAATTCAACCCCAAGCGTAGGGAACCCGCATGAGCCAGATCCAGTGACCCCCTTGTGCGGTGAGTGTGGTAACGAGCCGGACAACCACATGCTGTCCTGCTCGCAGAGCACCGATTAAGACCGCTTTACCCAGTTCGGAGCCAGTCTGGGAATCAAAACGGGCGCGAACCGTGCGCGTAGTGCGCAGGGAGTCTCATAAGCTCCTGTTGTCGTGGTGCAAATCCACGGTGCGGTACTAGATCGAGAGGGCACTACAGGACCCCTCCGGAGCGCGAACCCAACCTGTAGGACGGGTTCTACAAATCCGGCTTGTCTCGATCCACGTGCGATTAGCTCAGCCAGGTCAGAGCGCTTCCCTGATATGGAAGAAGTCATCGGTTCAAATCCCTTATCGCACACGCCCCTCTAGTCCAATTGGCAGAGGCGCTCGGCTCAGACCCGAGATGATCCCAGTTCGAATCTGGGGAGGGGTACAATCGCTCATTAGCTCAGTCCGGAGAGAGCACCAGGCTACGAACCTGGGTTTGCGGAGGTTCAAATCCTTCATGGGCGGCAGTTTAGTTGACAGTACACTCACGCATGTAGGAACTGTCTATGGTCCAGCGATGCTTGCGCACTGGTTGTTAGTACCAGTTAGGCGGGGTGTATCGAGTGGCCTGTAATCCAGCATAACTCAACGGCAGAGTTCCGACCTGTTAAGTCGGCGGTTCTTGGTTCGAATCCAAGTGTTGGAGCAGGAGGGATGCCGAAGTGGCCGAGGCACCGGTTTGTGAAACCGGGATCAGTGGGTTCGAGTCCCACCCCTACCGACCACGTCAAGGAGGAAAGTGGCAGACCCAGCTTGCCCTAGGTGTCATGGTACCGGCTTCTTTTGGATGCTGGGCTCGTGGCGTCCTTGTGGTTGCTAAGTACATCGTCCATTAGCTCAAGTGGTAGAGCAGGAGCCTCTTAAGCTCTCGGTTCCTGGTTCAAGTCCAGGATGGATGACCACACAGCACGGTACTGTTACCAGCCGGAACGTTTGATTCCGGGGGTCCGTGTGCGAGGAACACAGGCAATGCTGATTGGTGTAACTGGCAACACCGGTGGCTCTGAACCACCTGTTCTAGGTTCGAATCCTAGGTCGGCAGCATGGTGATTATGAAGGCAGACCCGGACTGCCCGCTGTGTTTCGGGACAGGTAGGCGCGATTACGGTGCTGATCAGACCGGGCCGTGTAACTGCTAAAAACAAAGGCGCGAAGGGTTGAAGCCCCGTCAAAGGTTGCTTGCGCCTCGGGGACATAGTTTAGTCGGCAAAATAGCGCTCTCCAAAAGCGCGGTTGGAGGTTCGAATCCTCCTGGCCCCGCCAAGCCGTTGTAGCTCAATATGGTAGAGCACCTGTCTTGTAAACAGGTGGTTCGGGGTTCAAGTCCTCGTTGCGGCTCTTGTTCAGAAAAACCTCGTGTTCACGTTTTCTGAACAGCACCATAAAATGAACACATCAGAATGTAGCTCAGCTTGGTAGAGTAGCCGCTTTGGAAGCGGGCGGTCGTAGGTTCGAATCCTACCATTCTGACGCTTGATAGTTTCAGTCATGACTAAACTCTTAGAACGGATCATCATGGTTCTACCAGCCTCTGTGCCTACCGGCACCGTGACCGGCACCTGGTACACCCCAGCAGGGGCGTTGGCTGTCGGCACCATCGTGTTCCTCCTCTTGGAGTCGATCGAGATCCCAGACGACGCAGACGGGGTCGTACTGCCTGTCAGGACCGTTGTAGACGTCCCCGCAGGTCAGTTGAATCAAACACTACCCTCGGGGGTCTATCAGGTCTCCATGCGGCTCTCAGAGCTGTACAGGGCCACCAAGGTAGTTGAGGTCACGACCGGCGTTGCCCTGAACCTGCCTGATGCTGTCGGGATGCTCCTTCCGGACCCTGATCTGTACGACCCAGTCCGAAGTGTCGATGGTTATTTCCCCGACGCCTACGGGAATATCGATCTCCCAGCAGGTGGCGGGGGCGGAGTTACCGACCATGGCGCGCTGACAGGTCTCGCAGACGACGACCACTCCCAGTACCTCAATGATACTCGTGGTGATGCGAGGTATTCCCTTTTGGGTCATACCCACACCATTGCCAATGTTACCGGGCTTCAGACCGCCCTTGATGGAAAGCAGGCGGTTGGGTCTTACGCAACCACCACAGACCTCACCAACGGTTTGGCAACCAAGGCCAACACGGTTCATACCCATGTCATCTCGGATACCACAGGTCTTCAGGCTGCTATTGATGCCCTGAAGCAGCGTGTGACCATTGTTCGGGATACCAGTCAATCTCCTGGCTACACCGTGGCTGCTAATGGCGACGCGTGGGCACTGCTTCCCGGATCTCCTGAATACACGATTACGGCTGGTGTTGGTGAACGTATCGAGGTCGCCTACGGTCACCTTGTCAGCAACGAAGCAGACTGGTCGGAAGACCTAGTCGTGGTAACCGGTGGGACACCGACGATCCAGAGGTATCTGTCTACCAACACGTCGACACCATCTTCTGTTGGTAACACGGCAAACTACCCCATTGGACAGCCCTTCATTGGGCGTTCTGGTGTTCTGTCATTTATTGTCGCTTCTGGCGACTTGGACACGGGAACCGTTCGTTTGAGGTGGGCCGTCAAGGCAGCATCAAGTGGGGTCCTGTACGCCAGTACTTCGTTCCCGCTGAACCTCACCCTAACCAACCATCGTACACCCCTGTAATTTTGAAGGAGCACAAATGGGTTCGCCACCTCTTGCTCCTGCACCGGCTCACATCGTTGGCCCCACCTGGCAAAGGCTGGAAAATGGGGACTTCTATCTCCCCGAGTTCACTCTGGGGGACGAGATCGTCAACTGGATGTGGAAGTATGTGGTCCAGCCTTCTGGGCCGCGTGCGGGAGAGAATTTCCTTGTCACCGAGGAACAGTTCAGATTCCTACTGTGGTGGTACGCCATCGACGGTATGGGAAAGTTCATTTATCGCAACGGGCTCCTTCGCCGACTCAAGGGTTGGGGTAAGGACCCGCTTGCAGCCGCTATGGCACTCGCAGAGCTGTGCGGTCCGGTTCAGTTCAGTCATTGGGATGAAAAGACAGGTAGGCCCGTGGGGAAGCCAAAGGCTTCGGCATGGATTCAGATCGCTGCGGTGTAGGACCAAACTCGTAACA